GTCATCGTATCTTCGATCTGTGCGTCTTCGCCCATAACAAAAAGATGATCGCCGGGGAAGCGGAGTGGATGATCGGGCTTGGACGTTATTACGACCGTGCCGGGGATAATTTCTTCTGTCTTGATGCTCATAATGTGTTTGCCAGTTTTCGTTTAAAGTATTCTTCTTTGCTTATTGTTTCTAATACACTGTAGTCTTGTGTATTATTCTTGTGAAGGATCGTCCTAACCTTCGACCAAGTACCGTCGTCCTCTTCGCACCACCGGTGATGCAGCGTAGCTCCTGGAGAAAGTGCTGGCATTACAAGCTCGCCGTTGTAATGACGTTCGGCTCATAATAAAAAATATGTGTATCAATTTTGACCTTGCGTATCATGTACGGCGCCCAATACGGATTAACGTAGTCGGCGTGATAGTGTGTTGCGCCGTATGTAAAATCATATACTGCTGTGTCAGTGTCTATCATTGCACTTGCAAGCAAGGCAATTTGCTCATACGCCTTGTGATTTTTAATTTTATCCGACAGACCGTCCGAGTACCACGAAAATTGTTTATTCTCGTAAACTACGCCGCACACCGTGTTAGGGTAGCGACGATCTTTTACGCGGTTCAGCGTAACTATCGCCACTGCCATCTGGCCCTGCAGGGATTCGTTGCGCGCTTCAAAATAAATATTCTTCGCAAGGCATACGGCGTCTTGAGCGGTAAATGCTTGCGTGTTATAGAATGTGTTGGGTATTTTCGCGGTCGGATTCTGTTCGGCTTCGTAGTCGACATACCAATCGGGGGAGCCGCCGAGACCTACCTCAGGATCAATCGGATCCCACATGGTCACAACGCCTTTCCGCTGCGGCAACTCTACGGCCACAGAGATTGTATCGGGTCGCGTCAGCACATTCAGTGATGCCCACGTAACCACGGGCGACAGTAAAACTAAAAATAGCGCCAGCGGTCCTGCTATCTTGTCATGTATCTTAGTGATCAGTTCCATTTAATTGTTACCTGATTTCCTAACTTGTTATAAACATTATACGTGGAAAGATGACCAAAGTCAATACCTGTATTCCTATGGAATACAATGACTTACATCACTTGCCTAAAATCAAAGACTTATAAGTCGTTGATTATAAACCTAATTTTTGTAATTGCGCTATTGTGTCTGCTGCGCTTGTATGCTGAATGCTGATCCCACCTGCTTCGCGCCATGGTAGGATGGCTTTATCGCGGTCGTCTATGAGTATATGATTTGGGGCCGCGTATTTCTTTTTGTCTTTGCCAGAGACGGTTGTGAGGATTTTGTCAAACCCGTGTAGGTTATCGTGTACCCAGCGTATCTTTTCGGCTGTTGCTTTTTCGATCGGATAGCCAGTGGCGGTTAAAATGTCGGGCTTGTATTTGACGATGTAATTCCAAAGCTGGTCAGCGTCGGGCATCTTATCGAGTTCATCAAAAACGGTGTAACCTTCGCCGCGCTGTTGCTCAACGAATTGTGTAAATCCGCTGCCGCTTGCACGTAATTCTAAAAATGTTTTGCCAGTAATGTTTTTAACGTGCTTGTCTAAGTCAGCCATAACGCCGTCTAGGTCAACGAAAATCTTGTATTCTTTTTTAAGTTCGAATAATTTCATCTCTATCTCACCGGTCGTTTAACATCACCCCAGAGTGCGCTTGAGTCTCTAACTGTTAATCCGCTACCAACTGCAGGATCATAGCCGTCTCCGTCGCAATACTGGCACAGGTTTCCGTATGTCTTTGGTCGAGGATCAAATCCATCTTCCCAATTGATACATTTCTTGCAACGACCTTCTTTGTTATAAATGCTGCCCTTAGTGCCCCATTTTGCCTTTGCTTCTTTCTTTAGTCGTTCTGTTCTTGTAATTTCATCTAATCTCATTATATTGCCTCGTGTCCTGTTAGGTCCAATTCATCCCCGTTAAATTTAAAAACTGCAAGGCATAACTTGCCGCCTTTGCCACAGCCCATGTCAGTAAAAACTGCTCGTCCACCTTGGGCGCCAGTCTGATCCAGTGGGCCATTTTTCTTTAGCGGACCCTGTCCGTATGGATTGCGGTCGTGACCAACTACTACGCCATGTTGGTCAGGTATGCTATCCACCCAGTTATACAATCGCACAGGAAAATCGTTCTCGTCTTTCTCGCCGTTGACCTCACCATAAAGTGCGCGGTGCTTTGCTTTTTTGCTGAGGTTGTCGGAATCGGTCCAAACGTCTTCGTGTGCTGCGCCGTGGATGAACCGCCAATTGCCTAAGCGATGAGCATAGCCTGAGTTTGGATGGTCGATCAGATCAATAATAGTTTGAAAGAACAGTGGCCGAGCATCTTTTTTTACGTCTGCAATGGTCTGTTTGTTTGCACCTTTGAGCAACACTTTGTTACCCTTGGCAAAGCGATAAAATTTATCGTCGTGGTTGCCGATCACCAGGACGCCGCGGTTGGCATCTAAAATAGCTTTGACTGCCAACACTGTTTCCAACGGCTTATCGTGGCCGTCTACCAAATCGCCCAAAAATACTATAAAGAGGTCGTTCTTAATGGCATAGCGTATTCCCTTCTTTAGTTTTGAAGCGTGGGCATGTATATCGGAGAATGTTACTAATCCTTTATAGGGGGCTGTTATACTTTTTAGATCCATGTTCTTTCCTATTTTATGTATTTATCGCGGCTACCGCAAGAAACGTGCCGTAGGTAACTACGATTCCGTAGAGTATATTTACAAACCACAAACTATATGCGGCTACTATTATGTGTCGATCAGTTTTTAGCGCAAGGAGCAGAACGCCCAAGAGTGAGATTAGAAAATACTTAAATCCGAAGAGTGCGCCGACTCCGTATGCTTGGATTAAATCTCGTAGAATAGGATTGACCTCAACATTAGGTCCGAATTGGAACACTAACATCGAGGTCGTTGTTGCGTCTGCTAAATTAAGCAGAATTAGAAGACTGAACAATAAAGTCAGATTAAACTTCAAAGGTAAGGTTTTCATTGAATCCCTTATTGAGTGCGTCTGGGGTGTAGCCACGCGGATTACACAAAATACGTGTTCCGTGAACCTCCACGTCAACGTTGCTATGCGTGTGGCCGTGACACCAAACGTCAATGTCGTTGTTTTCGATTACAGCATCTAAGTTGGTCATATATGCAGGGTTTAGGTTGCTTGTACGAAATTCTCGGTCTACGCAGAGTGGATGAGGCAAGTGATGAGTTACAACCACTGTCGGTCCGTCGAACGGTACGCGCACCGTTTCTGTGATAAGAAATAGTGTTTGCTTGTGCGCGCGGATTGTATCCTCTGGCATAAACTTGCGTTTGCGGTAGCCAGTTTTCTCGTCACCGCTCTTAAATTTTACGCAGAAAAAGTCGTTCATGCCACCGCGGGCAGCGTTCATCGCAAACCAGTCGCCATCATTAAAATCTGTCCACAGCGTTCCGCCGACGACGCGCGCCTGTTTAGTGCTGTCCATTGGATCTTCTATGCTGGCAGCGTGATCGTCGAGCAAAATAAAGTTGCCTGGGAGTCCGGGGAAGTCGTTCCACTGCCTACGGATTTTGTTGTATTCTTTGCCGTAGAATTCGTGATTGCCAAGGACATATACGACCTTGTAAAAACGCTTGCACATGGCAAATAGGAAGCCTTCGGCATCGAGGCCAGTGGCGACATCGCCAGCAAGGATTAGGACGGTCGTCTTATCGTCCTGTTGCGGCATCGGCGTAAAATTTGTTGTGCGGTCTTCAAACTCTAAGTGAAGATCGCTCATTAAGCGAAATTTCATCGTTTTATTCCTATTTCTATCGTTTATTATAACAGGATTTAAGGGCAAAAGTCAAGAGTTAAGTTTCGCTGACAATCAATGACTTATGCTAAGTCCAAAGCCCCTTGCGGATTTTCATTAGCGCAATCAGCATTGCTTCTTCTTCGTTGTCCCATGCTAGCTCTTGCTCGAAGCTTTCTTTTGACCATTGCGTAATCTTTGCAGACATCTCAGGATTTTCTTGCTTCCACTTGTTGCTTAAAATTCTGAGGCCAAATTCGCCGCTGTCAGGTGCCTCAAGGTCTTGTCTGTTGGGGTAAACATCCTTCCACCATATGTACAGTATAATGGCCTGTACTGCGCGAGCCGCTTGCCCTGGGTTGCGTTCGTATTCAGCAAGATCAGGGCTAGATAGCGTCGTTTCCCATTCGAGGTGCTTCATGCCTAGCTCTCGGCTGCGTCGCTCTTTTATTCTTAAAAAACTAGGAATTTTCCTGCGCCAGCCATAAGCTTCTTTGCGCTTTTCGTCGTCGAATACCGTCGCCATATTTGCGCACTCAATTTCCACATAATCGACAAGTAATTCAAAGTTAGCATGTAACATGCGCTCATCTATTTCGTGATATCCGGGGTTTAATTTGGTGTCTACAAGGTGGAATCGTTGAACAGTACGGTGGCGTATGGCCCAGGCTGCATCGCGTAGAATGTACTTAATTGTGGAAAGTTTGTCACCTAAAACTTCTGTAACAAAGTAGCGAATACGTGCTTCTTTCTTAAACTTTGCCGTAAATGCAGTCCACCCGTCCATGTCGAGGGCATCCGGAGGATTAAACTTTAACCACTTTTTAAATTTCTTTAGCATAAGTGGTATTATACACTAGTTTACAGCTAATGTCAATCTATTTGCTAGGATTTAATATTCCTGGCCATTGATGAATCATTTCCAGATCTTGAGATAAATTCGTTAAGCTTCTGTGCTTCTGCTATTACCTCTTCTGACGTTGGCGCTGATTCAGCTTTACCACTACTACTGTTAGCTGATTTGGAACTGTGCTGTGAGAGCAAAATCTCAAATGCTAAACTTAGCAAGTCTGCGCGCAATTCAAACGGTGATTTTCCCTGTGCCATTATAAAACTCTCCTTGTGTGTCGTGTGCTAATAATAACACATATATTTATCAGCTTTTATTATTTCGGCACCAGTAGTCCAGATTTCTTTACGAGTGCAATTTCGCTTGCGTATTCTTCATAGGAAGTAGCTGCATCTGGTCGTGGCTTCATAATTGCAATAATAGCTGTGCGCTGATAAATTACATCTGCATCTGGATCACCAAGCATGGAAGCCGGGGCTAGTCCAACTTGACCATTCTGCGGATTTACTTGTAGGCCACAAGGCTTTTTAATTGTGATGCTTTCTTTATCCATTGATGTAATTTTACCGATTAGCTCATCACCTGTGCTAATGCGGAATGCAACGATTTTGCCGATTTCAAAAATGGTCGATTTAGTTTCTAACATTGTTATGCTCCTGTATTCATTCGTGTGTGTTTACTGTGTCGGTGGTCAGGTCTACAATCTCGCATGAACCAGAGGAACATGCAAGGGTTTGTGCGCCGACCGTATTATCTTCGTGTTCGTATTCGGAAAGCAATGACCAATCAACATTCTTAGGCATTTTGCTTACTAGCTTATCGTATGTTACTTTGTCAATTTCCTGATACGGTGCTTGACGATATGAGTGATTTGTATGTGGCAAAAAGGAAACGCCGCTCATATAGTCGAAGTTCTTGTACACCCAAGCGCCAACCTCAAGCCATTCATTCTCATGTACAAAGACTGTAATGGATGGTTTGTGTTCGCACCAGTGTGTTGCATATACTTTCCATAGCTCTAGCTGTTCAATCGCTGTCATATCGTCGCGCATAACGCTACCTTTCGGCGCCTTAACAGGAAAGCTATAAACTGAGTTATGATTTGGTTTTGTGACATCGTCTTCGCAAGGAAAAGAGTATGCGTTCATAAAAATAGCCAACGGATCTTTCTTATCTGCGCGTACTGTACGAACATAATATTCGCTGTAGCGTGAGTGAATGCCGCTTGCTGAATCTACTAGTTGTGATACTGTTCCTGAGGGTTTGACACAAGTAATCGCTGTTGATTGATTAATGCCGATCGTATTAGCCCATTCTTTGTTTGTTTTTACACAAACTTCTTTTAGGTCTTCGAGGAAATCAGGCAACGTAGTGTCGCGCTTGCCTTTCTTGCCACTCAAAAATTCGTTGTCCATGATGCCTGTGAGGCTAACGCCGAGCAATGATTCCTCGATGGTATTGCGCGCCCAATCTTTGCTAAGGTAGCGAAAGTTTGTGAGCGACGATTGTAGTGTGCCTAGGATGGTTGCGATACGTGCCTTTCTTGCCAGCGATTCAAAATCATCGTCGGCCCGCACGACAACCTCAGATAGGTTGCAAAATTGCTTGTTGCGCAACAAAATTTCCGAGCAAGGATTTGTGCCCTTCACGAGCGATCCATCGCGGCGGCCATTTTTGCTTGCGTGTTTTTGTGCTGCTTCTACGTTGAAGATGCCGCGCTCGCCTGATTTGGATTCTACCAGCGACAGCCACTCACGCATAAACGTTTCCATCTCAGGGCGCTCAGTATAGGCTACAGAATTATTTGCTAGGGCGCGCTGCACTTCTAGCTCCCACCACTTGCCGCTCTTTGCGTGACGCATACGCTCGTCTGATAGATTCGAGAGCGAAATCAACGCAGAACGTCGAACGCCACCTACGACAACTATGTCTCCGATTTTGCACATAAGGTCATGGCACTCGATACTCGTTAGTTTGCGTCCCGCTGCATTACGAAAAATCGCAATGGTGAAACGGAATAGCTCGTCCAAAGGTGCTGGCCCCGAACTGCGACCACCGAATGTTTTTAGGCGCGCGCCTGCTGGACGCAAACGTGTTAGGTCCCACTTAGGAACGCGGCCATTGTATAGCATCGCGATCAATTCGCGGAAGCTGCTCGCCCAGCCAAGCTTGGAGTCAGGTACGACAATGGTCGTATCGCTCTCGAAAAAATCTTCTGCAACTGGCGGCAAATTTGCAACCTCTTGACGCTCTACACTAAACCCAACACCAGTGCCGCACATCAAAATATACATTGTCTCGTCAAATGCGCGAATCGAATCGACAGACAAAAACGAGCAATTATAACCAGCCACTGCATCACGAGATAGTGCCTTGCCTGCTGCCATCATACAACGCATAGAAGGCATTACTTCGAGATTCAAAATAGAAAACTCAAGTTCAGGACGAACTTTGTTGTATGCTTTTACAGAGTCAGGATAGTACTCAGCAAGATGACCTTCGAAAAAATCGAGATAACGTGTAATCGTATCGAGCCAAGTCTCGCGCCCGCCTAGGTCTTCCCTGTATCGCGCGTATCGGCTTAGGTGTATAAATTGTTGGTACTCGGTCGGTAATGTAATTACATGCTTTCCGTTGCCATTACCATTGGAGGCGGCTTTTTCCATTATGTGTAGCTCCTGTGTTGTTATTATTTTATGTGGTACATTTCTATATCGCAAAACTCGTCTACGATCTTTAACTTCGTGCAATCCGTAATGTTATTTACCATGCCTAACTCGTAATTAAATATACGTTGTTTATCAACCAGCGGAACCAAAAATCTGTCACTACCATCATCTATCAAAACAATCGTAACACGCTCCTCGCCTATGGCAAGACAGAGAGTATGATAGATGAGCAAGCTAATTGTGCTTGCGCAAAATAACTTATGGTATAATAGTTCCCACGGTGTCGGCCAAGAATCCGGTGTGTAGAAATCAATACACCGTGCCCCAATGGGAACACTTGCAAAAAACGCCGCAATGCTATTTATCTTTTCTTCTTCGTCGAGGCTGCTAATGTGTGTACGCAGGGCTCTCCACTTTGCAATACGTTCTTCCGCTGTTGAATTATTCCATTCCGACATCTATGTATTATACTAGATTACGCTTTGTTTGTCAACAACTTATTGTACCATTCAACTGCTTCATTTAGTAGGTTCCAGCATAAGACTGCCTCTGGCGTTCTTGCTTTAAACATAGTCGTTAGTTGGAAGTGATTTATACCACTGTACTGCATCGTCAAGGATACTCCAATCATATTCTTGCGGGAGTTTTCCTGTCAGCAGGTATTGTTCTTTATTTTTCTCTGCCCCTACTAAGCCACCCACGGATTCTTCTGTAGAATTGAGTGGTTTCCAAGCGTTAACATATGGACGTAATCTTACCATATACGGATCAGGATCAATGTCAATGAAGTTAAGTGCATCGCAAACATGTGTTAACCTATCTGCTTCGCGGCAGCCTATGTCTAAAACAAAATGATCTATGTTATTCAGATTTGTAATTTGTCTTGCCCACTGGTGTGCTAGTGTTTCTATAGAATTACCTTTCAAAATATAGCGAAGTCCTACTAAATACGGATCTCTAGCAGTTAGCAGAAACTTAGGTGACGCAGGCAACGGCTTTGCATGTGTTTGCCAGTGCATTGTGAGATAATCTTTTAGAGTTAGCCCTACTATGTTTAATAGATCTACTGTAAAGTGTGCGCCCGTGTGTGGCACAGTGTATAGTGTAAATTTGTATTCTATCATGTTATTGTAAATTATAGCCTTTTGTGATTGTCCAATTACCTGTGATTGTGGCGCCGTCTTGTGCAGTATTAAACCATAGTCCGCCCTGCATTGGAATGATCGAGACTTCTCCCGCGGCAGGTGCTGTATATCCGTTAGTAACATACACAAACTCTACACCGTTGTAATATAGTCGAAGCATATTAGTTCCTGCTGTCAAACTTGGCAAACAACGGAAGTTAAGATCATTTGCACCTGTCGTTGTACCGTTACCAACTTTTAGGAAGCGTCGATCAATTGTGTAGTCAATAGAGCCATCATACAATGTAGCACCCCAGGTATTATCGGGATGTGCCACAATACCCATATC